AGCTGCTTTAGGTATTACATGGGAAGCAGACCCAGTACGTGCTGATGACAGATACTATTGGAACGGTGAGATAGATAACCCTAAAGCTATGGAGGATGTAGATGCAAAAGATAAAGATGGCAATCAAATATATGTACAAGTATGGAATCCAGAAACTGAAGCAATGGAAGATACTAAAGAAAAGCTAGTAACTAGAGGACTAAAATTTGGAAAGATTGCAGAAGTAAAACATACAGCAGGCACTTATTTAGCTCAAACTGATTGGTATGTGACACGTAAAATGGAAAGAGAAGTAGCTATACCTGCAGACGTTGTCACTAAAAGAGCCCAGGTAGTCGCCGAGTCAGACAGATTAGAAGCAGCTATTGCAGGTGCCTCAGATGTAGAAGCTCTAATAGATGTAATGCAATCACAAAAATGGGGCGATGCTTAATGCTGTCTATACTGTCAGGAATACTAGGGTTTGCTACTTCAGGACTACCTAGTGTACTAAAGTTTTTTGAACAAAAGAATGACCAAAAACATGAACAAGAAATGGCAAAGCTTGAAATACAACGTGCTATGGAATTGGCAAAAGCTGGCTATGCGTCTCAAGAGAAGATTGAAGAGTTTAAGACAGATCAAGTTGAGATGGAAACATACGCTGAAGAAAGAGTTGCCTTATACAAACACGACGAAAAAGTCGCGGAAGGCGCGTCTACTTGGGTTATTAATCTTCGTGCTAGTGTTCGTCCCATTATCACCTATATTTTTGTTTTTATTTTATTGGTGGTCGATTTTGTAGGATTATATTGGGCTATAAAGTCAGGACATAATTATGCAGAAGCTATGCATATAGTATTTAGTAATGAAGAAATGGCCATACTAGCATCTATTATTGGTTTTTGGTTTGGGTCTAGACATTGGGAAAAATAAGTGAATACATCGGAAAAGGGCATAGCTCTTATAAAGTATTTTGAGGGAGTTTTGGCACAACCTTATAAATGTCCTGGAGGTTACTGGACTGTTGGGGTTGGTCATCTTATCACTCGTAATGCTAAGTTACCTGATACATGGGATCGCACATTGGAACCTAATGAAATAGATGTGTTATTAAAAAAAGATTTAAAAAAATTTGAAAATGGAGTCCTTCGGTTATTACATCCTAAACAACCAACACAATCTGAGTTTGATGCTCTTGTCAGCTTTAGCTTTAATCTTGGTTTGGGATGCTTTCAACGAAGTACAGTTCGTTCAGCGTTTAAGCGCGGCGATAAAAAAAGGGCTGGAGAAGTTCTTTTAAAATACTGTTATGCAGGGGGACGTAAACTTAAAGGATTAATTAGAAGACGATTAGCAGAACATGCTATGCTAATGACAAAGGAATCACATGCCTCTTAGTAAATTAAGATTTAGACCAGGAATAAACAAAGACCGCACTGATTTAGCTCAGATGGGTGGATGGTATGATGGTAATTTCGTGCGTTTTCGTGAAGGTTATCCTGAAAAATTAGGTGGCTGGCAAGCTGAAACTTTTGACAGATATGTTGGTGAAGCCACTAAACTTTTTGTTTATTCAACTGCAGATGGCGCAGAACTTGCAGGTTTAGCTACTACCAAAAAAGTATACGTTCGTGGTGGTACAACTCTTTATGACATTACTCCCATTCGAGCTACGTTTGTTTCTACTGCTACCGATAATTGTTTTACTACCAATACTACCGCAGGCACAGAAGGCCAAGTTCTAGTTACTATAGTTGGTCACGGTGCAACTACAGGAGACTTTGTAACTTTTTCTGGTGCTGTTACTACTAATGGCATAACCGCTGCCCAACTTAATTTAAACTTTGAAGTGACTGTTTTATCCGCAGATACGTTTACTATTCAAACTGCAGGTACTGCTACGTCAGCTGGTGCTGGTGGAGGCACAGGAATTACCGCAGCCTTTGAGATTAACATAGGTGCTGATTCTTCTGTTGCTGGTTATGGTTGGGGTGCAGGCACATGGAGTAGAGGAGCTTGGGGTTCAGGTGCAACTCTTCCTGCTATTGTAGATGTGCGTCTTATCTTTATGGATAACTTTAATAATGACCTTATATTTAATTTAAACGGTGAAGGTCAAATTTTCTTTTGGGAATACGATGCTGCCTTTAGTAATCGAGCAGTATTACTTGAATCAATAGCAGGTGCTATAGCAGTTCCTCAAAAAACCGAAAAAACATTATTTGCACCAAGTGGGCATTTATTGTGCTTAGGAGCTAGTGAGTTTTCTCAAACTTCAACTGCAGGCGCAGCAATTAGTTCTATTACTAGCACAGGCACAACTGCTACGGTAACTACGGGAAGCGCACATGGATTGTCCACCGGTGCTTACATAGTGTTATCAGGTCAAACTACTACTGCTTACTCTGGGGAATATCAGATTACCGTAACTTCTACTACTACTTTTACTTATGCTTTACTTGCATCTACAACGTCACCTGCATCTGTAGCTGGAACTTATGCAATTCAAAATTACTCTGGTGGTGCATTTAATCCTATGTTAATTAGATGGGCAGATGTAAACGCAGATATTGGTCCTAAACCAGAAGTATGGAAACCTCAACTTGCTAACACTGCTGGATTTTTATTTGTTAAAGAAGGATCTAAAATTATTACTGGCGCTAATGTACGCCAAGAGACACTTGTTTGGACTAATACTTCACTAAGTACCATACAATTTTTAGGTACGGCAGAAGTGTTTTCATTACAACTTTTATCTTCAGACACTAATATTATGGGGCCTAACGCTTTTGCAAGTGTTAATAACAACATGTATTGGATGGGAACTGACAACTTCTTTGTATATGATGGTCGAGTTAATGTACTTAAGTGTCCATTGCTAAGATATATATTTAATGACATTAATAGAGAACAAGCGCAGCTTGTATATGGTGGTACTAACAAAGAATTTAATGAGGTAATATGGTTCTATCCTTCTGGTGGAGCAACGCCATCAGTTGTTATTGACCGATATATTATATATAACTATCGTGATGACATTTGGTACTATGGGCAGTTAAACCGAACTACATGGGTAGATGCAGGTATTAATGCTTTCCCTCTAGCTACCTCTGGAGGTTATATATACTCTCACGAGAATGGACCTAATGATGGTCAACCTTTAGGAGCAGCACCGTTAGCTATTAACTCATTTATTGAGTCTGCGTTTATGGATATAGATGAGGGTGAATTTTATATGCTTACTAAACGAGTTATACCTGATGTAGACTTTGCTACCTCTGAAACAATAGACCCAGTAACAGGAGCAACATTAACTCCAGCAGTAGATATGCAAGTAGCAGTCACTAAGTTTCCAGGAGCAGCCACTTCTACAACAGATGTAGCTGGGACCACATTGACCCGCGGAGTAACTACATCTAGTGCAACTATAGATCAATATACTAATCAAGTATTTATAAGAGCAAGAGGACGACAAATGAATTTTAAAATATCATCTAACACTGTAGGCACGCAATGGCAGCTAGGTGATGCTAGGGTAGATGCTCAACCAGATGGACTAAGGGGGTAATATGACTAAAAATAAAAAATCATTAAATATAAATAAATTATCAACTTTAAATGTTAATACGCCAAATTGGGCAAGTCTAGCTAAAGAAGATTTAAAAAGTGGAAAAATACGGGGAAAAACTGTTTTTACTGCATTTCAGCAAATGGACCACCCTTTTGCTAAAGCACTAGGGCAAGCGTATAAAAAAAATCCCAGTTTATTTGATGGTTTTTTTATGAAAAAAGGTGGTCAGGTTAAAGCTAAAAAACCTAAAGACGGTAGAATAAAAAAAGCTAAATGCAGAGATGGTATAGCTCAACGTGGTAAAACTCGAGGGAAAATAAGATAATGGCTAAAAAAATAACAGATAAATTATTATTAGAGGCACTTACTAAAAGTAAAGGAAAATCATTAAATGTAGATCAAATGCCAAGTTTAAATGTTAATCAATCTTCTCCGTATTCAAAAGCATCAAGTACATTTGGATCGGGTCAAGCTGGAGATTTATATCGTAAAATACATAGCGCAGCTAATAGTAATGAAGGTAAAAAACATACGGGTCTACAAATGTTTAATTTTGCAATGACTAATTTTCCAGAAAAGTTTAAAGGATCAATAACTGATAACAAAACAGGAAAAACATTATATAAAAAAGGTGGCAAGGTTAAAGCTAAAAAACCTAAAGACGGTAGAATGAAGAAAGCTAAATGCAGGGACGGTATAGCTCAACGTGGTAAGACTCGTGGAAGAATGAGATAATGGCACACGTTGTACAACCTAAAGCTCCTAACTTAGTTTTACCTCAAATAGAATATAGTGAAGACCAACAGAACCAATTGCAAAACCAACTTAGACTGTACTTTGCTCAACTAGATAAAGCACATTTAGACGAAATAACTAACTTACACACTAATAATGTAATGCATTGGATGGGCATATAATGGCTGGAGAGTTTCAAAATTTAACAGGACTTAGATTAGCACAAGCGGCAGTTACTGCATCTGCAGCTATTGTGTATGAAACTCCTGCTAATACACGTACTTATATAAAAGATATTATGGTAGCTAATACTACGGGCGGTTCTCTTGATGTGCAAGTGTATATTGTCGCTAGTGGAGGTGCAGCAGCTACTTCTAATGCGCTTATATATAACAAAACGATAGCAACAAAAGAGTATTTACAATGGTCAGGATTGCAGATAACTAACCCTGGAGACACAATACAAGTTTTAGGTAGTTCAACAGGACTTACTATAACTATATCAGGGGCAGAAGCCGTATAAAACGGTTTATAACTAACACATTACATGATATTATACAACTTAATAAATAGGATTTAATTATGGGTAGAGCATTAGGAAATATTGCAGGTGCTGTAGCACCAATCGCTGCAGGTTATTTTGGTGGCCCTGCTGGTTTATTTGGACTAGGAGCCACTGGTAGTGCTATTGCTGCAGGTGCTTTGACAGGTGCAGGCATTGCTGGTTTAAGAGGCGATGATATGCTAATGGGTGCTGTTGGTGGTGGACTCGGTGGCTACGGCGGTGGAAATTTACAAGCTGCATTTAACCCAACAACAGCTGCTGTACCTCAAGGTTCAACTACTGCTGTTATGAATAAAGAATTAATGAGTCCTTTTACTACTCCAGCTCCTAACGCTGTGGGAGGAAACTTAGGTATGTTTTCAAATCCCGCCGCAGTATCACCAGCAGCTACACAAGGAATTACAGGTTTGCAAGGATCAATGGGTCCAAACATGAGTCAAATAAATAAACTAAGTTCCGTGCCAGGACAACTCAATCCAAATAAATTTTCAAGTGGGTTACCCACTGGTGGGGGATATGTACCTTCTCCAAATGAAATAATTCCTCCAGCTGAACTTAATACAATGGATAAATTCTCTGCTGGCATAGAAAGATTAGGTGGGGGTGATAAAGTAGCAGGTTACGGTAAATTAGCTCTTACAGCTGCTCCTGTAGTAGGTGCAGGCTTAACACCAGAATACGAAACGTTTGAAGACGTAATGAGTAAAGATGTATATGACCCTAATAGTCAATTAAATTTAAACATGGATACTGGCATTAGAGAAGCAATGCAAAAAGACTCAGGTTTAAGACTATACGGAGGGGGAGGTACTGTTAGTCCTAATAGTTCTTCACCCGGAAGGATAGGGGGTATGGGCGGTTTTTCTGCAATGGGCAACGCTTTAAATAACATGCAAGTTACTAATAATAATACTGGAGCTATGGTAGATACTGCGGGAATGTCTCCTGACGAAATATTTAAACGTTATTATAGAAATAAAAATAAATTTAGTGGTTCTAAATTTGCAGAAGGTGGTGATGTAGGTGGAGGTGTGACTGGTGCGGGATTAGCTCCAGGAACTCCAGTTGCAGGTGCAATAGGCGGAAGTGGAACTATGGCAGCTCCAGGTGGCTTTGATACTTTTGAGAGTATGGTAGCAAGTGGCGTAGATCCTGCTAATGCAGCAGCAATGTTTGGTATGGATACATCACCTTATTTAGATACAGGTCCTGGCATGACATTTACAGGTACTTCAAGAACTTCTCCTATACGCGGCGGTATAAGTGAATTACCTCCTCCTCCATCAATGTTTACACCTACTTCTGATTTTGATTATGAAGAATACAAAGGTGGCTATATGGAGCCATTAGGTGGGAAAACTTCTGTAGGTATGGATCCTGGTTATAGTGGAAGAAGTCGACGATATGAAAGAATACCAATGGCTACTGGTGGGTATTTGAACGGTGGTACACTAAAAGGTGATGGTATGAGTGATGACGTACCTGCTATGATAGACGGCTCACAAAAAGCGGCACTTTCTCAAGGTGAGTTTGTAGTACCAGCTGATGTAGTTAGTCATTTAGGTAATGGCTCCTCTGATGCAGGTTCTAAACAACTATATGGCATGATGGATAAAATAAGAAAAGCTAGAACAGGAACAGAAAAACAAGGGAAACAAATTAATCCCGAAAGGTTTATGCCTAGTTAATGAAAACAACACTTGTTCCTAGGGAACATATTCCTGTAGTTTGGGAGAGAATTAAAAGATTTGCCGAACGGTGCGCTGTATATACATACGGTCGATTCACTGCAGAAGATATGCTTAAAGAGCT